CTTCAAAAAGCGAGTGCTGTATATGCATTAAAACTCATTGGTGCTGGTTCAACAACAACTACGTTTACTGCTGACTCTGAAGTTACTCAAGAGATAGGTATCGGATCAACCGCTGTTGGTCGTGTAATCAATTATGATGCTACAACTGGAGTTCTTAAATATTGGCAAGATCGCAGACTTGCAATATCAACTGATGGATCTATTCCGTCATACGGTTATGAATTGTTTAGATTTAATGCCGACCCTGCAACTGGAGCTGGGACAACTATATTTGGTGGAACAAGTAATCTAAATATAGATACCAATTTCGGAACTTCCTTACAGCCTGGTCTATCTACCTCAATAAATAGTAGGACTTATAACTTAGGGATGAGTTTTGTAAAAGGTGTTGCTAACCCAGAGGTTGAAAAATATAGCGGTGATATCATTTACGTTGATAACAGAGCTGCTGTTACTCGCAGTTCACAGCAAAAAGAAGACATCAAGATCGTACTGGAATTTTAAAAAATCATGCCACAGGAAACCAATCTAAACGTCAATCCATATTTTGACGATTTTGATAAAAATAAAAATTTTTACAGAGTTCTTTTTAAACCAGGCTCTCCTGTACAAGCACGAGAATTAACTGGATTACAATCGATTTTACAGAATCAGATTGAACAGTTTGGTACTCATTTTTTCAAAGAGGGTGCTAAGGTAATTCCAGGCAACGTGACTTATGATAATAATTATTCTTGTGTTCAAATTGAAAGTAATTTCTTAGGTATTTCAGTTGAGTCATATATTGATCAACTTGTAGGTGTTAGAATTACTGGATCTAGATCAGGTGTTACTGCAACAATTAGAAAAGTTTTAAAACAAGAAGATTCAAACAGAGGTAATCTAACATTATACATTAAGTATGAACAATCTGGTGCAGATTTTCAATCAAGCCTTTTTGAAGATGGCGAAAGTTTATTAACTAGTATAGATATAGTTTTTGGTGCAACTGTAATTGCTGCTGGTGAACCCTTTGCAAATACATTAATTGATGGTTCTGCTGCTACAGGTTCTGCTTTTTCTGTGGGAGAAGGTGTTTATTTTCTTCGTGGAACTTTTGCACAAATTCAAAGTGAAACAATTATATTAGATCAATACGGAGATCAACCATCATATCGTGTCGGATTTAATATTGACGAAAAATTTGTAACTGCTGATGAAGATACATCATTAAACGATAATGCATCTGGATATACAAACTTTGCTGCTCCAGGCGCTGATAGATTTCAAATGTCTGTCAATTTAGCAAAAAAAGATTTAAAAGATTTTAATGATCAAAATTTTGTAGAGATTGCAAGAATTGAACAAGGACAATTACAAACATTTGTTTCAGACACTCAATATAATTTAATCAATGATACTCTAGCTAAGAGAACATTTGATGAATCTGGTAACTACTATGTTTCTCCTTTTGGTGTACATATTAGAGAGTGTTTAGATGATGGTATTGGAAGTGATGGAATTTATACATCAGAACAATTAACTGCACAAGGTAATACTCCATCCAATGACTTAATCACAGTTAAGATATCGCCAGGAATAGCGTATGTAAAGGGGTATAGATTAGAAAAAATATCTCCAACTTTTCTTGATGTACCAAAACCGAGATCTACAAGAGAGATAAAAGAAGAAGCGATTACATATTCTACAGGTAATCCTCTTTTTCTTAATAATATTTCTGGATCACCAAGTATAGGAATCGGAACTACTGCGACTGTTTCTTTGATGTCAAGAAGAAAAGGAAATGGTGGATCTGAGATTGGACTTGCAAGATTATATGATTTTAAAGCTCAGTCTGGTAGTTTTGTTAATCAGACTACTCAATATGAGATTCGTTTGTTTGATGTTAAAACATTTACTGATATCAAAGTTGGAACTGCTATCACATCTTTATCAGCCACAGACAGAATTCAAGGCGTAAGAAGTGGTGCAACAGGATATGTTGTTTCAGCCGTCACAAATGCCACAGACTTTAAATTAGTTGATGTTAGTGGTAAGTTTTTAAAAAATGAATCCATTCTAATTAATGGAATTCAAAATGGAAGAACAATTACTAAAGTTGATACTTTTGGATTTAGTGATGTAGCTTCATTAGAAAGTGCAGTTGGCGTTTCAACTTTTTCTGCTGATGTTGTTCTTGATAGAGGTGAAAAACTTACAAATGTTATTTCTGGTAATTTCCAATTAACGAATGCTGTTGTTCCAGGCCATACATCATTGGGAGTGGGAAATGGTGGTGTGATTAAAGCAGCTGGTAAAAACTTTGCTGGTATTATAACTTCAAACAATATTGTTAGTTATACAGTCCCTGGCGAAACCACTCCTCGTTTCAACCGTATCGTAGGAGTTTCAACTGAGGGAAGTGAAATTCAAGTTGTTGGTATTCCTACTGTAACTGGAGTTTGTGGTGGTGGTGTTCATGATGGTAATGCTGCAACCACTCTTGACGTAAATGATATACAAATTAGAAAACCATCATTCACTTTAGGTCAAAATAGTTTACTAACACCTTTGGATAATCCTTTTGTTGAAAGTATTGATGTGACAAACACTACAATACAAGTTAGAAAACAATATTCTGATATTTCAGTAGCTAATAATTCTTTTACAACACCAGACGCTGGTAAAAATCTATTCTTCCAACCGTTTGATGAAGAAAGATATTTCATATCATATGATGATGGATCAATAGAACCAATAACATCTGACCAAGTTGATATTGCTAATGATAAAAAGACAGTGACTTTTGTTGGATTAAGTAAACAAGAAGGAAAAGCAAATCTCTTTGCAACTGTTTTAAAATCAAAAGTAACAAATAAACAGAAAAAATTGAATGAAGCAAATGTTTTGATTTTAGATAGATCAACACTAACATCGTCTGGAATTGGAACAAATACATTAAATGATGGTTTATCATTCAGTAATGTTTTTGGAACAAGAGTTCAAGATGAAAAGATAAGTTTAAATGTACCAGATGCTGCTCAATTGTTAGGAGTTTTTGAATCAAATGATACATCTGAACCAGATTTACCATCAGTAACTTTAAGTGGTTTCTCTGGGCCAAGTTCTAATAATGCTGATTTAATAATTGGAGAAAAATTAACAGGTCTTATTAGTAACACTGTTGTCGCTGTTATTGAAAAATCAGGAACAGATTCTGTTGGAATTGTAAATTTAAATGAAAAAGATTTTGAGATCGGTGAAACTGTAAAAGGGGAAAAATCTGGAATCACTGCTGTTATATCTGCAATCGCAAATGGAGACCGAGATATAACAGATTACTATAAGTTAAATACAGGTCAAAGACCAACATTTTATGATTACTCATTTATTGAAAGAAATAAAGAATTTTCTGCTCCTGAGAAAAAATTAAAAATCGTATTCAAAAACTTCTTTGTTGAAGATTCGGACACAGGAGATTTTTATAATGCATCCAGTTATCCAGCAGAGACTGAACCTTTAATTCCAACTGATCCTAGTTATAGACAATTGGTGACAGATTTGATTGATCTGAGACCAAGAGTTGTAAATTATGATCCATCAAATAGTTCATCATCTCCATTCACTCACACTTCTAGACAATTTACAACCACAGGCGATGGTTCTCTAAATCCATTGGTATCTGAGGAAAATTTAATTGTTAATTATAACTACTATCTTGGAAGAAAAGATAGATTATTTATTAATAAAACTGGTGATTTTGTATATCTTCAAGGTGTTCCATCTGAGAGTCCACAAGAACCTCAAGCGATTGGTGATGCAATGGAGGTTGCAAAATTTGTATATACACCATATTTAAGTAACGTATCTCAAGCTCAGTTCATAAGAACGAAACATAAACGTTTCACTATGGCTGATATAGGAAGATTAGAAAAAAGATTAGAGAATGTAGAGTATTATACAAGACTCTCTATGCTTGAACTTGAAACTAGCACTCTTAATGTCACAGACGCAAATGGTTTAAGTAGATTTAAGTGTGGTTTCTTTGTTGATAATTTTAAAAAACACTCTGCTCATCAGATAGGACATCCTGATTTTAGTGCAAGTACAGATGCCAAGAATGGTTATTTAAGACCTGGCCATTATACAACTTGTATTGATCTAGTCCCTGCGTCTAAATCTAGATTTGGATTGGAAGGTGTTGCAAAAGATCGCAAGGTGGATTTATTACATGCAAATGACATATCAGGAACAAACAATAGAAAAACAAGAAACACAATAACTCTCGATTACACAGAGGTTGTGATGTTAGAACAGGTATATTCATCACGAATAGAGAATGTTAACCCATTCTTGATTGCATATTATGATGGAGATATGAAACTATTCCCAGACTCTGACACTTGGATGGATACCAAGAAGATAGATGCTGCAGTAATATTTGACACAAGTGAGTATGATTTAGCACTTTTAAAACACGGTATTGATGCTGAAACAGGTTACAGTGAAGTAGACTGGGGTGCTTGGCAAACTGATTGGGTTGGTGAAGTTGTAACTGGTGGTTGGAGTGAAACAGTTGCAACACAGAAATTTGAT